TAATGAACCAAACAATCTTCAAACACTTTGTGCAAATTGTCATCATCAATTGCATTGGAAAAATTCTCGCAATAGAATTAATAATATTGAAAAAGCTAAATTTATTGCCAATAATTTCACAACCTGATTTGAGTGGCATTAGATTACCCTACCTGTTTGGAACGGAATATTAGTAACATTAAGAATAACAGTGCCTTCTCTAGTATTGCCTTCATTAGTAACAAATAAAGGACGAATCGTGTAGAACTGATTTGTCGCACCTGAAGGAACTGTACCGCCTGAGATTTGAACTGAAATTACTTTACCAATTGCTGCCATCACTCCATCAGGAAAAGTTACTGGAACACCGTTAATTGCTTGACCGACAAATGTCAAACCTGTTTGGTCTGAGGTAATAGATGTAATGGACGTAATAATTTCATTAGGGTCTAAGATATTGGTACAATCAATATCGTACCAAATTACTTCTGTCGTTCTTTTCTCTAAAATGTAATTATTCATTTAAAGTCCAATTATCCTGTCTAGGTGATACAGTCCAAAAATCATTTCTTTGCTCAACATCCCAATTTGTTGCTCTTGGATTTACTTCCCAATAATCTAAACGTTTTTCAACTCGCCAATATGTTGCTCTTGGTGAAACGTGCCAAACTTTTTCAGATTGATTAAATATTGGCGCACAATAATAAACATCTACTGCATCACCCTGTTCTACAACTACAACTATGACATAAGTTGTTTCGCTAATTGAATCCTGCGCTAACGCTTGTTCTTCAATAGTTAATGAAGCAATCAAAACTTCATTTAAAATATCAGTCGCTAAACCTGTTTCATTGATATAAACAGAAGCAACCATATTTTCAGGATATGTATCTATTGCATTTCCTGCTTCAGATTGTGTTACATAAGCCGTCATTGCTTCCGTAACTGTATCTGTTGCAGTTCCTGATTCAATGATAGCTAATAAAGCCGTCATTGTTTGAGATTGAATACTTTGTGCATTACCAGTTTCATTCACAATGACATAAGAAGTCATATTTTGTGAAACTGTGTCTTGAGCATTACCAGCTTCTGTTTGTGTAACAGCAGCCGTCATGTTTTCTGATTGAGTAGATTGTGCATTACCCGTTTCAGATTGTGTTACACCTGCCGACATAGTTTCGGATTGTGTAGATTGAGCATTGCCTGTTTCGCTAATGCTTACTGCATCAACAGCGTTTTCTGAAACCGTATCTTGAGCATTAGCCGTTTCTGTATCTGTCAATGAAGCTGTCATTGCTTCAGATACAACATTTTGAGCATTTCCTGTTTCTACTTGGCTTGCAGGAGCAGACATGACTTCTGAGTTCACATCTGTTGCATTTCCTGTTTCATTAATTTGAACTGGAGATGACATTGTTTCAGATTGCGTATCTGTTGCGTTACCTGATTCAGTTATAGAAACACCAGCAGACATTGATTCTGACTGAGTATCAATTGCAATACCTGATTCCGTAATTGTGGCAGGAATCGGGGCTACTGCTTCTGTAAATGAATCTAGTGCATTACCAGTTTCACTTTGAGTGACTGAAGCTGACATAGACTCTGATTGTGAGTCTGTTGCACTGGCTGATTCTGTTTGAGTAACGCCAGCAGACATTGACTCAGATTGAGTATCTGTTGCAGCACCTGTTTCAGTCTGAGTTACCGCAGCCGACATTGATTCAGATTGTGAATCTGTTGCTGCGCCTGTTTCTGTAATTGTTTCAGGAATTGCTGCAATTGTTTCAGAAACTGTATCTAAAGCATTGCCAGTTTCTGTTATTGCTGAAGTTACTGTAATAGAACTAATTGATATTACATCAACTGCTGTACCGCTTTCAGTAATGGTAAGTCTAAATATTGTTACTCCAACATCAGATATTGGTGCGCCTGATAATGGATAAAAACCTAACATTTATAATCCTATGTAGTTATATCTGCTGGTGGCGTAACCCAAGGCAATTGTGGAGTAATTACAGGTGGGTTAGCCAAGTTAGCTACTTGAGCAGTCACAGATGCTTCTACATCAGCTTGATTAACTGTTTCCCATACCCAGCCCAATACTTCTGCTTGTGTTAATTGAGCAAAAGGAATGAAATTAGGGTCGCTAGGTTGAGGTTCTGCAATTGATACAGAACCATAGTTAGATGCTGTATATGTGCCATCTATACCTGTGCAACGCCAAGCAGCTTGTAATACAACTTCACTAAATCCGTTAATTTCTTGAGTGGATGTTGAAAGTGAATCAATAGTCCATGTAGTTGTTGTTGCCATCATTTTGCTCCTTGTAAGGCTTTAATTTGTTCTGCTTGTGTGTCTACGATAGCTTTGAGTTCTTGGATGGCTTTAAATGCAAGTGATACCATATTTCCGTATGCAAGTGCATCTGGTGTTCCATCTTCTGCATATTGTACAAATTCAGTCAATCCAGCTTCATAAACTTCTTCTGCAATTAAACCGCCAAATGTTTTACCTGTATCAGCTTCTGATTTTCCTTCGTATGTAACTGCACGAAGTTTTAAAACGTCATCAAGACCATGTATTGCATCTTGAATATTTTTTTTGTATTTTAAAGAAGATGTAGAACGAACCAAGCCGCCATTTGTATCTACAAAAACGTTAGCGCCATTACCTGTAGTGTTTGCGTACCAATATGGGGCATACGTATAACCATCACTACGAACAACAAGTTTTTCGTTCGCCGATGAATCTCTAAATGAGACAACTTGAGTTGCACTGGTAGTTCCTGCTGATTGAACTGATAATTTTGCCCATGCAGTTGTAGTTCCCACTAACACATTACCACTAGAATCAATAGTTGCTCTTGTTGAACCATATGTTTGAAAATTTAAACTTCCAGCTTCTTGATTGTATATATAAAAATCTGAACCAGACCCATAAAAAACAGTACCATCACCAGCAGTATCTCCAGTTGTACTATTTCTCATTTGCAATCTAGGAAAATCAGAAGCATATATAGTAAGTGCTTTTCCATTAGCAGGAGCGGTAGTTGTTGTACCAATCCCTACGTTACCAGAGGAATCAATACGCATACGTTCTGTAGTATTTGTAGACCAAGCTAATGAATTTGAAGCTGCTAAATATTCACCATTAGCTGGAACTGTCGAACTTGTTACATTAATATTAGGTGATGAAAATGTTGTGCCATTAAATGTAAATGTAGAGCTAGATTGATAAGCACCTGTACCATTGCCGTAAGGAATGTAATTCGCAGTTAAGATTGTTATTCCTGTACCACCGTATGCGACACCAACTGTCGTACCTTGCCATACACCTGATGCGATTGTTCCTAGTGCTGATACATTACCATTTGCATCTATATAAACAGCTTTGCCAGCAGGATAATCTACCCAAACGTTTACTGTTCCTGAGAAAGTAACCGCAGAGCCTGAATTGCTAGAAGCAAAAATTGTGGTACGGGTTACAGTAGGACCAGTAGTCGAATACGTTGCTAGTCCCACTTCCCAATTACCCGAAGCGTCAGAAGCTCCATAGTATGAAGTATTACCATTGCCAACCGCAGACCATGATTGATAACCTGCTACAGAACCAGTTAAAGTAAAGCTAACAGTCGTGTTAGCTGTACCTGTCTGCTGAACTCTATCAAGTAATACTAAAGCCATGATTATTCAGCTACTGGAGTTGCTTCAAATTGTGATTGTTGGAAATAGCTTTGTTGCTCATTTCCGTCTGCATCAGTATAGCTAACCAAAATAGTTACATTGCCTGTATTTGGGTCGAAACCAAAACCAGCAATTGTACCTTGAATTGGAGCTGGTACGATTTGCGTTACTTCTTGACCTTGTGTAAATGCCATGATTCTATCCTTATACGCTTAATGTGTAAGTAACTTGAACAACGTTACCACTGTTTACAGGTTGATTACCACCAGTGAAAGCACCAGCAGAAAGCAAAGTACCTGAAGTGTTCAAAATTGTAGATACTGCACCAGTACCCAATACGATAAATGCGCCAACTAATGTACCTGCACCAGTCATTGTAAATGATACAGCAGAGCTAGTAGAAATAGAACCCAATGAAGCAGTACCAAAGCTAGGAGTAATACGAGCAGCAAATGTAGGAGCATTTGTTGTACCAGCTTCAGTCCATCCTGAGTGAGATGCCATTGTATCTGTAGCAGCAAAAGCTGTGAATGATACTGAAGATACTAAGCCCATGTATGGACCAGTTATAGTGTAAGCAGAACCAGTAAGCAATGTTTGAAGCATTAAGTTCTTGCCGACGTTTACTACTAAGTTGTCGATGGTATCTTCCCAAATCAATGGACCACCTTCGTATTCAAAACAACGGAAAGTATAAACGCCTTCCGCTTGACATACTTCACCCATACCAGCTAATGAGCCAATAGAAGCATTTGCTGATTCAACAGCATTTAATTTATCTTTCATGTTTATTCCTCTAAATCAAAATTAATGACAGGCTTACAAATACAACGACAATTTGGTAAATCACCAGGAAGTCCATGAACATCCTCGCCATACATTACACCAATGAACGGAGGGTTATCGAAAGAATACTCGTTCCCACTCATTCGCTTGTGCAATTCACGAGGCTCTTTGCCACCACCTGAATGAATCCAAATGAACTTTTTAACACCCAAAGTCTTTAGTCTAGTTGTATTAATAGACTGATAAGCCTTACGAGTTTGGTCTAAAGCAACAAGCCTTGCGTGTCTTACGTTGCCTTTATATTTCTTCGTTAGGAAAGGAACTAAATCTTCCATTCCTTTGCCTGTTGTAATGGAGCGCATTACCTGACCTTGCACTTCATTCAAGAACTTATAAGGTATAATTTTAATCAAGTTTGCAGCCTCTAA